GTTTTAGCCTGTCACGCAGATCTGAAAATGCCCGGCTGAGATAGTCGGGTGCAACTTGGGTCGGGTGCGAAACCTCTTTACTGGGCTTCACGCTCCTAGCCGGTATCCGATGGACAATGTATGGACTGGCTACATTATCCCGGCTATCGTCAATAATCCGCTTCAGTTCGCCACCGATCGGTATAGCAACATGCGATGCCTCTTTTTTCTGAACTTTTTGCCGGTGGATATACAGCATGCCGTAAATACCATTCTCCGGCTGATCCAGCCATACGCAACCACACACGCCGTTTTTAGGCTCCTTGATTGAGTAGCGGATCCGGGAGACCTCCAATCTGGCATGCGTAGTTTGTAGCGCAAGGTCCATAGCGGTTCTCAACCATGGTGCGGCACTGCGACGTATGGCCAGGAAGTTATCGAGAGAAAGCCGTTGCCGTCGCTTCTCATCAATCCGGCGCATTTTCTTGCGTGTGGCCGGGTTATCAAGCATGAGGGATTCATCGACCGCATAGCTAAATAACTTCTTCAGGAAACTGACTTTACGGTTTTGCACGTTTGCCGATGCTTCCGCATGATATTTATTTATATAGGCGTTGACGTGCTCCAGCTCGATATCGCATGCTGGAATATCCGCAAAGAATTCTTTCACTCGAATGGCATCGTTTCTCCAATCATCACAAGTGCTTTCAGACGGCTTTTCGTCTTTTATTGCTCGATTCATAATATGATCGACATGCTCCGAAAATGGTAATGCCTCCCCTTGAATGCCGCCAGACTCCCTAATTAAAAAGTCAACAGAAACCGCGGCTTCTGGTCGCATACGATTGTTATATTCACGAGCTATTGCAATCGATGTGGCGCGATCTAAAGGTTTCCTTGTTGAATTATCAACTAACGACTTCCTTACGCCATTAATTAACGTAAATCGGTAAACCCCGGCATCTTTATCATAATAGAGGAAGTCAGGAAGATGCCGGTTTTCTCTCTTACGCGGACGGGCGGCCATTACGATTCTCTGATTAATTGGCAAACGGCATGAGAAATTTCGGATTTGATACCCCATTTCTCGGTTGAAATAACCCAAGGCGTACCATCAACGATTCTTCCTTGTAACTCACCTATTTCTATCCAGCGTTTAATGGTTCGATTGTCTGGAATAGATCCAACCTCAAACTCTCTTTTCCCCCAAAGGCTTGCTTTCATTAACTTTGATTCATTAGCCATGGTTTCTCTCCACACATAGGCCCGCTGCAACGGGCCTGATCAAAATCACTTCATTGCTGAAACAAATATCCAGGCTATGGCCACCACTGCGACGGCGCCAAATAATGCCTCAGCCAGGTTCATTTTCACTCCCTTCATCAGGCATAGGGATCACCCGCTGGTGGATTAGCGAAACATACTGTGCCTGGTGTACAGCGTCTGCCAGTGCATTGTGGCGTTCGCCGTCGAAAGGCAGATCTCGTTTCGGGTCGAATCCAACACGCCGGCCGAGGTTCACCATGGTGCGCACGTCCAAATCGTTGAACCAGTTCCAGCAAGGCGCCTTACTGCAGCGCTCGTAGGCTTCACGCAGAATGACGTTGTCGAAGGCAGCACCGTTGCCCCATACCTTCAAATACTTCGGCTGTTCGCAGCTGCGGGTGACAAAATTGGTCAACGCATCGAGGGCTTCAGCGATGGGTTTTGCCTCGTCACTGGTGATCGCCGCTCGGGCTTCGCTGCTTTGTTTCAGCCACCAGTTGATGGTATCGCCATCGGGAACGGCGCCGGCTGCTAGTTCGCTCGCCAGATTAACCGCGGTATAAAACTGCGGGCCCAGCTCACCCGTCATAGGGTTAAAGAACACGGCGCCGATCGCCACGATGGGCGCTTTTGGTCTATTTCCCATGGTTTCGAGATCAATCATCAGATCATTCATTGTTTTTCACCTTTAGTTGGCGCTGCAGGTAATGGCATCCAGTGAGTAATTTCCCGGCCTTCGCTTGGCACGCGCGGGAATTCATCTGGATAAAGCTCACCATCTTGCATTTCCGCACAGTAGATAATCCCACCTTCCTGGCACACCAGAACGACATCGCCTTCTTCTGGCATCCGATCCTCGCAGGAAACCCAACCATCCGGAATTTCCGGAGAGTTCAACTTGTAACCGCCACTTACAGATTGAGCCAGCATTGCGGCGCGGCAGGCGCTCCAGATCTCCTGAGCATCGTCATCATCGAAAAGATCGTCCGCATGCATGTTCATCAGGAAGCGCACATGCTCTGGACATTTCTCCGGCACTGCTGGCGCTGGCGGGGCGGTGAAAAGTTCGGTGCCATGCGCCAGGTCTTTGCCGCCGTTTTGCCAACAGATGCCGCCGCTTGCAGCTGAGCGACGATCAACCAACGCCACCGGCTGGGCCTCCCAGTTAGCTAATTTACGGAGATCCATTTCAATTTCGTTTGCCCAATCCTGCCAATCCTGCGGCAATCCGCCTTTCGCACCGGCGATATGATTAGCCAAGCCATACAGTTCTTCTTTCATGCATCCCCCCTCAGTCCCAGCACAATGTTGATGCGAAATAGGCACCCCGGCACGGCGTATCACGCGGGTGGTTCCAACTGCCGTAACCATCTTGTCCGCCAATTGGGCTGGCCTTATACCAAGATTGGTAATATCGAACGTTGCGTGCCCACATTTCCGCAAAATCGCTATCGATCACGTTTTGGCTTACCGCTGCATGGATAATATCGGCCTCGGTATAGTCGCCGCGCATAACCAAAAATCGGCAATCGTCAGATGTCAGATAGTCAACTTCGCCATCTCGCAGGCCTTTATTTTCTGGCTTGCTCAGTCCGCTCATCACTCGTCATCCTCATTGGCCATAACCAGCTGCGTATCGTCCGGTACTTCCATGGTCAGCTGGACGCTGTAACCTCGATCATGCATGGAGTATGAGACAGGCCAAGCTGGCACTGGCACGTCTTCGCCAACTTGACAAAGCCCAATAGCCCAGCAACCTTCATCGGTGTAGGTTGCGACAATCAGCACTTCGCCTTCGGCAGATTTCAAGTGATAGATCCCCAGCTCGTTAAAGCAGCCGATCTCTTCACGTATCGCACCCTCAACCTCAAACAGATCATCGCTGGCGCCATAAAAATTCAGTGTCTTGCTCATCAGTAACCCCCGCGGCGCGTGGCCAGCCGAATACGTTGATAAATTTCACCTGCGTTGCTGCGCTCTTCTCCCAGCTCGCAAGCACAGAAATAGGCATAGGCTGCTTTTTCACATGCCTGGTGAGCGTCGATAAACTCCCGCTTCAAAGCTTCGGTGTGGTGCTTTTCAACAAGATTCTTTAAGGCCTCGGGATCCTCTTCAATAGGGCGCAGCCAGTAACAAACTGGCCCATCTTGGGTATCGTGGATTGAACCGATAAACCAGCCATCGCCCGCCGGCGGAGTGGGCTCCCACTGGCTAATATCGCCGTCCCCGGATTCATAGGCATCGATCTGTTCGGTAGTGGCATGATTCTCCATCCACTGCAGCGCGCCAGTAACGCGGTTTGCTTCCTTCCACGCCTCAAATTCGCCAGGCGCGCCATATTCCGCGCCATTGGCCGGCGTAAAGTAATCTGGGTGCGTCCAGTAGCCGTACTGGTCGCGTTGTGGTTCAACTGCGGTGATCAATTTGCTCATGGTTTTTGCTCCTGGGCTTCAGCCCGCTTAACGAAGATGATCCAGTGCGTCTTATCGTTCTTGCCGGTGCGCTGCCAGATCGCCGGTTTTTCGTCTGTGAGGGCGATGATCTGGCTAACTGGTATCTGGGTTTCGTTCCATTTGAAGATCAGCACGCCGTGTGGCCGCAGCACGCGGAAAGCTTCGGCGAACCCAGCACGCAGTTCATCGCGCCATGTTTCACGGTCGAGTTTCCCGTACTTCTTGCCCTGCCAGCCATTGGGGCCGACGCGCTCCAGATGCGGCGGATCGAACACGACGACAGGAAAACTGCCGTCTGCAAACGGCAGCGCTGTGAAGTCGGCGATCAGGTCCGGGGAGATAACCAGCTTTCTACCGTCGCAAAGGGTGTGGCTCTCGCAGCGCTTGTCGCTGAATACAGCGCGCTCGTCCTCTTTGTCGAACCAGAACATGCGCGGGCCGCAGCACATATCGAGGATGGTTTTATCAGTCAGCATCACTCGGTCCCCACGCTGAACAACTGGTGATAACGCTGCATGAACATCGCCCTGGCCTGTACTGGATTGACTGGCGAAACGAAAATGTCTTCGGAAGGGCGGATCCCGTTGAGCATTGGCCAAGGTGTCCCATCGTCAATGTCGAGATCGCGGCGTTCGGTGGCCAGCATCACCAGATCGGCATGCTTGACGATTGGGCTGGTGGTGGCTGGAAGGCCGAATTTATAACGAATAACAAAATCAATATTATTTTCGATGCCGCGATAGTCGGGAATTAACTTTTTAAGCGGTGATGGAATATCTTTGCAATATGCTTCGTGCGCGTCATGCAGTAATGCTTCAAAAGCAAAACTAGGCGGGACGATTTTACTGGCAATGACACAATGCTGCGCCACGCTATAGAATTCAGGAATATGACCATTGAAGCGGCATTCATGAGATAAGGCTTGCGCTATATCTTCAATGCAAATAGCGTCAACGGTTGGCGCTTCGTAATCAAAGCGTTTACCCGTAAAGGTTAAAATCCAAGACATAATTATTCTCCACACAGTTTTTGGCAACACTTCACCAAATACCCCATTGCTGGGGTATTTGATGCTGTATTACTGAGGTCTAATTAAGCTTTAAATTTACCGATGAATGATTCAACTTCAACGCCATCGAATTTATTGATCAACAGGTCACGGAATTCAGCGGCAATTTCTTCCTCTGCGGTTTCCAACTGAACAATTCGCAGCACCAAGATCGGCTTGTCGCTGGTGATAATGCTGTAGCGCAATTTGAATGGGCGTTCGCCCAGGCCTTCATAAGGTACACATTTGAATTCGAAGGCCGCCGGCATAACGTCCTTGCTCTTGGCTTCAACGCTTTCCATCAGCGAGCGTTTGCCACTGAAATCGTTCTCTTCGTGATCGGAGGTTGAGATTGACTCAATGGTGATGCGGCGAACGGCGCCAACGGCCTGTTTGATATCCAGCACTGCGCCGTCAGCATCAAAGGCCAACAGGAAATCACGGTTATCTTCCAGCCATTCAGCCAGTTCTTTCTGGCCCTGTTTGCGACCGTTGATCTCCAGCAGGCCAGTGAATGGCGCTGTTTTCTTCAGGGTAATGGCCGCTTTGTTGTCGGCATGACCTGGGTTATCCAGGGTACCCAGATTGAAGATGGTTTCGGCCTGCATGCGATCCGCATCGATGAAGCAGCGAACGCCAGCGCCAGCGTAGTCCGAAGAGTATTTAACGAAGTCTTCAATACTGGTAGTGGTCATGTTTCCACGGAAGCGGAAGCGGTTTGCGTTGAATCCCTCCAGGTTGTGGAGATCAACATCATTCGGTAATACAGCTACAGGACAATCGGTCAGTTCCAAATTCTTGAGTAATGATGCCGCAAGAGTAAGGTTTTTAATTTGTTCGATGGCAGAGCCGTCTAATTGAGACATAAAATAATCCTTTGGGTTTAATTCAATAGAGCGTTTATGAATAAGGGTGCGTTATTACTTGGCTACCCGTAATTTACCGTCAGTACCGCCATCTACTGTAAATAGCTGGCCTTGATCTTCTTGCAGAATTGTTAACTTACCGCCTTTGCCAACGTACATTGGCGTTTCGGTGGTATCTTCTTCTGAAACTTTCCCGCGTGGTGTTGGGGTTACAAATTTCAGTTGGTGTTTTATATTGACGCGCTTTTCTTCTACCGAATTACTTAAACGGTCAATATCAAAGGTAAGAACAACTTTACCTTTACCGCCATTATTAAGAACACCCAGCGCAGTAGCGTTTAATGCTGCTGAAAATTTATTTTCAAACACGCCGGCATCCAGTTCACCCAGAAAGTCCGGTACATTGGTTTTGCGGTCTTCACTCATAAAATAGTCCTCACACGAAGCGGCGATCGCCGCGGTTTTCTCCACACACCAGGTGGCGCACCGCGCCGGGCTATACTGTGTAGAAATTAAAAAGAAAACCGGCACAGTACGCCACCTGATGTGTAAAAAGGGCGGCCAGCCTATGAACATTATCTTCATCCTCCTGGTGTTGGTGGGTTGAAGTTCGGCGTGGCCGCCAAAGACTACACACAGCAATTCATCGGTTGTGACACCAGGGCGCTACCCCTGCTTATTCCGGCCGCACAGTTCGCTGTATTGGCGGTATGGTGGCCGCACAGCCGATTTCCGGTCTTCCTCCCGCCTGCGGTGCAGTGCGCTTGCACACATCACAACGGAAAGAGCACTGCCTTTGACCACCTTACGCCGCGTTGCCCGTAACGTTGCCTTTGCGACCTAACTACCTTGCCGCCAGGGGAAGTTACACAGGTGCTGGCCATATATCCGGTGCAATGCTCTTGCCTGTTGTGTGCTGACCTTCCAGCCAGCCTGGTGGGGATTGCAAGCGAACCGCTGAACTTACCCACTTGGCGGAATCACCAATCGGATGCCGCCGCATAACTCCGAATGGCTTTACTGCTGGTTGTAGTGGCTGGCGGACAACGCCCCTGAAGTCCACCAGCCAGATCCACAACGGTATGCTCACTCATGAGTTAGGATCCTCCACCGCTCCCAGAACTGAGGGAAAGGGCGAGTGAGCATGCCGTTGTGCGCCCCGTAGGCCGCGGTGGGTGTTAGAACGTTAAGTTGCGAATCAGAGGTGCTGCCGTTGAACCGCCGCTCATCTGCACGCGAACACGGCTTACTGACGGCTTGGCGCGTTCTTCGCCAGTGTAGCTATTGAATGTGCATGGCCCTAGCACCAGGCGGGGAACTCCGCGGAGAATTACGGTTTCACCGGCTTTTGGATGCTTGCGATATGCCTTGCGGCGTTGTGCTGCGTTCATCGTGTAACCCTCTGCTGCAATCATGGTTTAGCGAATCATCCCGATCTTCATGCGCCTCGGGCGGCTACTTCGTGGGCATCCTGCCTGTTCGCTGTTGATGAT